CAGCCTTTTTGGCCAGTTTTGTTGCAGCCTCTTGCATTTTAGCAGACGTTTGCTCAAGTTTGTGCGCTTCTTTAGCCGCAGTTTCCGAAGAAGTTTCGCCATATTTGGAAGGGTCTTGAGCAATTTTTTCCAATCCCATAGCGGCTGCATGAGTGGCGAATGCGCCACGCATCAAGCGATCAAAACGAGCAGTTGCTTGAGCAGTTGTCAGTTCGCTTGTGTGGTACCCAATGCCTCCGCCACGGCCTCGCATCTTTGTAGTGTTGACGTAAAGACCACTTCCAAGAATGTCACCAAAACCTGCTTTGAGGTTAGCGCGTTTCTTTTCTGCTTCGGCAGCAAGCCCAGCAATTTTTGCTCGGTCGAAGTAATGAGGGTCAAACCCACGAACATAAGAAGCATTGCGGCCAAGGAAAGCAACGCCCGGATTGATAACCTGTTGCTTAAGGAAATCGTGAATGTTGCCGCCAGCCCTTTTGAATTTATCAAAAGCACTTTTAAGACCGGGGTTTTTATTGGCAAAATCACGTTCAGCGTAAAGAGCCTGATTTTGGTCTTTACCTAATTCATTAATTCTTGCTTTAACTGCGCGCGTTTGTGCAACGTGACTTAATTTGTCAAGTTGATTTTGGTCGTTTTGATAGCGTTGCTCAAGGCTGTGCGCCCTCATAATTTTTTCGTATTTGCTTTTTACATAACTAGAAGGGTCGTGAGCAATACCACGGTTAAAGTTAATGTCGTTTTGCAAACGATGCAAAGTGTCGGCATCTTTTTTGTTCCAACCAACTTTGGCCATGTGGTCTTGAAGTCTTTTAATCTTGGCCATGTCGGCAGCAACGTTTTTGCCGGTGTTCATTACATCAACAGCACCAGCGACCTTGCCGGTTCCTTTGGTGCTTCCTGCTTTTGGACCGCCGCCACCGAAAAAGAAGTTTCCAATGGAACTAAGGGCATGACCAGCCAGAGGAGCAAGTATCGGCATGAGAGCAGCCCCAACGGCCATGCCGATAGGACCACCAATAATTCCGAGAGCAGAGCCAGCAAGTTCCCCAACGCCACCTTCGGCAAGACCACCAAGCATGCCGCTGATGCCACCGCCACCTAAAACGCTTGAAGCAGCGCCACCAATGGTGCTGAGAAGTCCACCACCAACATCTGCAGCGGCTCCTTCGGCTGCGCCAGCAAGACCTCCAACAGCGTCAGAGGCAATAGTGCCAACAGCCTTTTCACCGACCTTGGCAACGTCACCTTCGGCAGCGCTGACAACATCGCCTTCGACTTCGGAAGCGCCTTTGCCAAACAGTTTCTTCAAGAAACCCTTTTTGCCGGTTCCACCGCCTCCGCCGCCACCGCCGCCCATGCCTCCACCAGTCATGGACGCGCGCTCTTCTGCCTTAATTTCTTTTCCGGTCAGGCCAGCAAGCGTCAAAAGTGCTTTAGTGTTTTTCTCAATGGCTTCAATTTGACGCATTTCGGCATGCATAATGAATTTGTCACCGCGTCCCAAAAACGCCTTGCCAAATTTTGTGTTGCCAAATTTTCCACCCAAAGCGTTGGGAACAAACTCACCATTTTTGTATTTACCAAATGCACGATTGCGAATCATGTAACCTTTACCGATAATAGGGTAAAGGTCCTTGGCAAAGCCTGCCATTTTAGAAACAGCGGCAACGCCCATAACCGCAGCAAGACCAGCAACAAGGGCTTTAAGAATTGCTCCATGTTGAGTCAAGTAATTAACAACGTTACCTAAAGCAGCAACAAACTTTTCAAAGTATGGAGTTAACTTTTGACCAATTTGAATGAGGTCAACATTCATGGCTGCTAACGCTTTGCGATAACGTTGTTCCGGCGTATTAAGAGCAAGATTAACGTCTTTGTTGTAAACATTGGCATTAGCATTTTGCTGAATGTGGTCAAGGTTACCTTGAAGAACTGTTGGGTTTTGAAGAATGGTTTCAATGGCGGCAAAACCACGCGCTCCACCGAAAGCCTTGGTAACAATCAAATCGTTAGCCATGCGCTTTTCTTCAGGCGTCAAATTGCCAGAAGACCAGTCAGAAATAAACTTCTGAGTGATACTGCCGCCGCCCCACTGCTCAAGTTGTTTTAAAGCACCAGCGCGACCAGTTGCACCTTTGAATTTTTGGAACGTTGCCAGTGGGTCAAACTTCTGCATTTGATTGTTAAGGTAACTAACAGCAGAGTTAAGACCACCGGGGCCAGACATAAGGCTTTGAATTTTGCCAAACGGAATTCCAATCATGGAGAAGGCTTTAGAAGCCTGAGTTCCGTTTCCACCCAACTGCGTCAAGAATGTTTTTGCGTATGTACCAGCAGTTGAACCAGTGAAACCAACAGCGGTGTATGCAGTAATCAGCGAAAGAAGGTCTTGACCTGAAACGCCCAATGCACGAGCAACGCTGGGGGCACCACGACCAAGCGCGGTAATCATTTCATTCTGACGAATATCACCAGTACCAACAGCAGCGTTAATGTTTTCTGCAATTTTTGTAGGGTCTTGACCAATGCCTCTCATGTTTGAGTTAGCAATGGCGGTGATGATACGGGCGCTCTGTTCTGACGCAGCGCCGCTGGGAACGCCACCAAGAATGTTTAGTTTAGCGGTAGCGTCAGTAAGCGCACCAAGTTGCTTCGTGGTTGAACCCAAACCTTTGTTCCAACTGGCAGTACCCGAAGCAAGTCGGTAAATAATGTTGGAAACATCGGTAAGGTTTGCACCCGTTGTCTTAGAAACATTTTCAGCAATCTTCGACAAGGCGGGCAATTCGGAAAGTGGGCGTCCGGCCTGAGTGACAACCTGAGTCATCTGAGCGTTAAACGCCATGAACTTCTTAATGCCTTCGTAGGCAATTCCGCCCGCGCCAAGCGCACCCCATGTAGCAGCCTTCAAAATTGCTGGCGAACCAACCGATTCAAGGTTGCTAAGAGTTTGGTATGTGCCGCTTAATTGGCTGTTGGCAAACTTGTACTTAAAGGCATTAATGGCAGCGCTTTGACCAACTGCTTCTTGAGCAATCTTTAAACGAGCAGCGGCTGCCGCTGCTTCGTCTGCTGCCGCTGCACTTGCTCTCTCTGCTTCGGTAAGAGTATCAATTTCGCCAGCCGCTTCAGTTGCCGCAGCACCCATTGTGCCGAAGGCCCGAGCGCATGCAACAATTTCTGCTTCAAATGGACTGGCCGCGTCAATCCCAAGACTGAGAATGTTGTTAAGGCGTTCTGTATTTTGAGCAGCAGCAATAATTTCATCGGAGAAACCGGCAGCAGAGGCTCCTGCAACGTCGAACGCCCCGGAAAGGGCCTCTGTGGCTGTTGTGGTCGCTTCTGTAGCGACTGTAGCAGCGTCAAGGGAATCGGCGTGTTTCTTGATTAACTTGGTAAGTTTTCCAAGTTCAAGACCTTCAGTGCCAAGTTGTTTGTTGAGGTCGCGCGCCCAGTCAATGAAATCTTTCTGAGTGGCGTTAGCCTCTCCAACTACCGCCTTGTATTCTTCCCATAACTTCTGAACGTCCTCAAGGGTGGCAATACCTTCATTAGCGTTGATGATGATATCAACGACAACTTCTTCGTTTATGCCAGCCATTTGGTCACCAAAGCAAAAAACGCTACCCCGAAAGGTAGCGGTTTCTGCCGCCTATAGTAGTTAAGACGGAAAGTATTAGAAGATTTTCGCAATCGTTTTGCCAACTTCTATACCAATTAATTCCGCTAGGATTTTAATTTCTTCAATCTTGCGTTCGTTGGTTAGTGCGATGGCCTTTTGAAGTATGGCCAAACTTGTTACGAAATCTTCATTGCCCTTATCAAGAAGACCCATGCCATCTAGTCCAAGAGTCGCGGCGTGAGCCGCCGAAATGATGTATGGGTCTTCTTTAAGGGCTTCTAAAAAGTTGCGTCGGCCTCATCGTTAGCGATGTTGCTCCATCGGAACAACTTGTTTGCCGTGTCAATCAGGTCCCCCTCAGTCATGTAGAGAGCAATGCAGCATTCCGCATTGTTGCCCACATCAACTCCAAGAGCAGCAGCGAGTTCGTGGTCAAACTTTGTCCACGACCCGTAGGAATCATTCTCGCGAAGAGAAAGTTGCGTGTTTGGCTCGTCAGGGTGCACAGCATAAACCCCAACGCAGCAGTCAACCAGAACGTCAGCGTTTGTCAGCAGGGACCAGTTCTCGGCCTTCTGCTTGCGTCTGCGCTCAATGATTGCGTTAATACGTGTTGCCGATGCTGGCTTGAACCGAACAAAAATTTCGGGTTCGTTCCAGCGCGGCACTTGCAAATCAATGTAAAGGTCGTTGACGATTGCCTCACGACGCTTCTTCAGCGAGAGCATCGGGGATGACGGTGGAATAAACGCCGCCATCCCCGGTGCTGCTGCGGAATCAATTCCCTCTTGTCCAATAATGAAATCAGCCACAAGTTCCTCCTGTGATTGTTGGTTTGGTTAAAACTAGTTGGTAACGGTTTCGACCGAAATGTCCACTTCAAACATCCTAGCAGCATTGCTGGTGGAGTCAGTGCCACCATCTTTCACTGCGATGATGCGGCCCTGATAGGTACGAGGAGTTCCCCAAGGGGCACCCGAATCGTCAAGGGGCTGAAGCGTAACGGTGGCGAGTTGGCGTCCGACCGCATTGTGAAGGTCAGAAATGCGAGCGTGGTCCTTCTGCGTTTCGTACACCTTGGTAAGCGTAATGTCCGAGTAAGAAGGGAGCGAGAGGTAAGTAATCTCTGGCCCCATCCCTCCGGGACGGTGCTTGTTCGCTGTAGCGGTAACATCGCCGCCACTGAACTTGTCGAAGATACCGTAGTCAGTGCCACCAACGTTGAGCGTGGCAAGCCACTGTTGCTCTGAACCGTAGAAGTGGTTATTAACCTGAGTAGCCATGTGAATTCTCCTTAAAGGTTAGAGTAAATTAGGCGTTGTAGTTGGGAAGCGCGGCGTTGGTCGTGTACTTGGTCACGTTAATGGTGACGAACTCACCAAACGGAGCCATACGCATGTTGACCTGAGCGTTAATCTGACCAGCAGCAATTGTTGCCGGGTTGTTGACCTGAGGGCCAGTGTTAACGGTGAAGGAATCGCCGGGGTTTGTTCCGTAGATGCTCTTACGGAGCCAGTACGCTTGGCACTGACCAGCAAGTTGTCCACCGAGGTTAGCAAACACCTGACCGCGACCGTCAATCTCATCGAACATGAAGTTTTCCGAGATAAGGGTGAAGTCGCGAATGGCCTGCATGCGGAAACGCACGTTGTTCAGGAACACCCAGTTCTGGTCAAATGCACACGAACGGAAACCGTACAGCGCAATCTGGTTCAGGGTGGGGACAAGGCGAATGGTGTTCACGCCACCGTTGTTCAGCGTAGCGCGCTGTGCACCGGAGTAGTAGAATGAAAGGCCAATGGCGTAGGAAGAACTTCCCGGACCAGTACCAGCAGCAGGCACGTTGCAGTCGTTAAAGGTGTCCATGTAGGCCACGCGAGCAGCAGCAAGGGCCGACGAGGGGACCGAACGGTTGAACACAATACCAGTCGTGTTGGAAGCATTTGTGGTCACAATGCCGGGGACGATGAGGTTCGGGGCAAACATTGCAGCGTACGAAGGGTCAACGGCTGAACCATTGAGAGTCGCAGTCTGCAAGGTAGCCACAGCGGAGACCAGCGTAGCCGAGTTGTCAACGCCAGCCGGGTCTGCACCGTCAAGGAAGGCAACGCGGTTGTAAGTCTGAGCATGTTGCGTAAGGGTGGCGTAGCAAGTAGCAGTGGTGCATCCGGGGTACGAAACCTGACCTTGACCGTACGAGTCGGTGAAGGGCGTAAGGGCAGCAGTAATGTCAGCATCGGCAACTGCAACATCAGTTCCACCGGAGAAGATAACAACCATCTTGAGGTTGGTGGACGAAGGAAGAATGTTGGTTGTGGTGCTAGCGACTGCAGAGACCTTAATCAGTTGCTGATAGGCAGGAAGCGAACCGAGCCATCCGGTGAGGTCTGTCTGAAGCGACAGGCTGGGCGAAGTGGCAATGACGTTACCGTTCAGCGTAATCTGAGCAGTGTAAACAAGGCTTGAACCGCTACCGGAAACCCAAGAAAGCGTAAGAGCCACACCAGCGTTACCCGAAGGAGCAGCAGCCGAAGCAGCGTTAGCAGCCCAAGTACCGGCGCTCAGAGGGGCAAAGGTGAGGCTGGGAGTCGTAACAGCAGTCTGGTAGGAAGTCGTGTAGGGGTACACCGCAGGAACTGCGGCAGTAGAAGTTGAAGCGTTGACGCGAGAAACATAAGCAGCAACTCCACCTTCGCGGAAATACACATCAAGCGCATCGTAGAGAGTTGTGCTGGAAACGGTGGCACCACCGTAGCGACCGGTCAGGGAACCGTTCACGATGGAACCAAAGTAAGTGTTAAAGTCATTCAGCGAGTTGACCGGAACCGCAACGCCCGAAGGGCCATGCGCTGTGCCGATAACAAACCAAGTGCCTGTAGGAGCGTTGTTGCGTGGGTTTCCGCTGGAAGCAGAAACGTTAACACTAACGCCGGGGGCTGGGTTAGCCATTTGAGTTCTCCTCAGTATTATCCGCAACAGTTTCCTGAGCGCGGGGGGTCTTGTTAGAAACGGTCTTCTTAGGTGTCTCTGCTGGTGCTTCTTCGGCAACTGGAGCCGAATCTTCAACAGCCGACAGAAGGCCAGATGAAATGTAAGAATTAATTAAATCGGAGGCAGCAACATCGTACTCTTCACCGGAGAAAAGAGGAGTTCCATTGTCATCGTAAAGAGTGTTTTCTGCCAAAACAACAACGTTCATTAAATACCTCTTTGTTCGCCAACAGTAATTCTAGTACTGGTAACTGTTGGGGCAGGGGATGGGGGGAAAGTAGTGGGATAGTCAACTGCGCCTGTGGCTGCAAATTGCGGCAGAGGAACTCCGCCGTTCATCTTCATTGCATTACCAACAGTGACAGCAAAACGAACATGACCGACACCAGTAGTACGAGTGCCAGAGTGTTCGCCTTCCATGTATTCTTCGCCATCCCAAAGGGTTGTTTCAGCGAAGCCACCAAGGTCGCGATGTTGGATAATACAAGCGCGCACACAAGCAGTATACGCTTGCGTCAAGGCTTCGGTCTCTTGCCAGTCTTTTGTGCCATACACAAAAATCATGGCTTCAACGCGCCAGTTAACGCGAGTAGATTCTTGAAGGGTTTCCGGCAAGCCAATTGTGCCGGGAACAGTAATGAGAACAGCAGCAGATGCGTCGCGAGGAAGTGTGCGATAGTCGGGACGATGCCTGTACTCAAATGGTTCTTTGAGAACATTGCTGCCAAGGTTGCGATTGAACTCAGCAACATAAGAAGGAAGCCATTCTTGAAGCGTATTGTAAACCGCTTCCTGAACAGAGTGGCCTCCATAAAGGGGACCGTACACATCGTCAAGATACGACAGGTTCCAGTCTGTCCACCATGCTCGTTGTGCCATTATTCCCTCAACATTGCTGGGTCGGCTGCCTTGTATCGCTCCGCAGCCTTAAGATAAATTAGATACTTAGAGTTGGGAGGCACACCGGCTTTTTTGGCATCTTGCACAGCAGTACGAGCAAACGTCAATTCATCTTGATGGCCAGCAGCACTAAGCGATTTGCCGGTAAACGCAGGGTTACTGCGAAGTTTTGGCATTTCGTGCCGTTGGAAATACTCACCAAAACTCATCTTCTTGGCAACGGACCTGTTACTACGAGGAACGCCATCAAAATGATTTTCTTGGTCTATCGGCATGCGCTTTTGTTCGGCGCGTTTTGCGCCGGTTGATTTTTTGCGCCTTTTTTTTAAATCAGACACCATTTCGCGATGAACTGATTCAAAAGACCTGTTGCTCTTAAATTGATACTCAGTTTGATTAACAAGCCACTGAGCAATAATTTTGGCAGCAAGTTTACGAAACGCTGGCGTAATAGTAACAAATTCTCGTTTTTTTGCGCCAATGCCTTCTTGATGGTAAATACCGTAATTACCACTACGACTTTTTAAGTCGGAAGACCATTTTTTTTCGGGATACATCTTTTTGCTTCCCTGATTAACAGGGTTAATTAACAACTGAAGTGCCTTGTTGCCAAATGGTATGTATTCGGGGTTAATAGCCGCTTCAGCCAAATAGCCAAATTGATTAAGAACGTCTCCGCTTGCTCCTCTTTGCAACTGATTTGCTTTTGTTGAAGCAGCCAAAGGTGCCCATTTGCTCATAATCCCAAATTCAGGAGCAGAACCACCAGTAGCAAATCGTTGTTGTTCCATGACCGAGAATGCTTTTGCAACTAAGTCACGACCAATTTGAGGGTCTTCAAGTTTTTTTTCGTAGATGTTTAACTTTGCAGTGATGGCATCAATGCCATCAACGTATACGCCACTGGAAGAAATACGACTAAACGAGCCGCCTTTTCTAGCCATTTGCGCCATAAGTTATCCTCTAATCCAAGACATAATGAGGTTGTCAACTTGCTTGTCAATCTCATCAAGGTTCATTTCACGACGCGTCTGTGGTTCAAATTCAAGAATCACAAACTTTGCTGCTTGGAACAAGCAGGCACGTCGAAGCGAAGCAGGGATGCCTGCGGTGTAACCACCATCATAGACAACTTGGATACGACTGCCTTCAGGGGCAAACGTACCAAGGCGAAGCCACACATGGCCATCAGTCACGTCAGGACCACGAATACCGCCATACAAAACATCAATGGGCTGGTAATCGCCATACGTTCTGAAAATAGTCATGGACTGAATGTTGTATGTCCACAACTCAGGGTAAACCGGAGCAAATTGGTCCAGCCAAAAATGACGAACCAACGTTGAAGCGCCAAGGGCAACAGCCTGAGACAAACCCAATGAACCAAAAATGTCCATAGGCATATCGGCGTTGTTGCCATACTCAGACGGGTCAATTCCGTAGAGTCTGTCTTGGTAAATGTGACCCGTGAACGGGGCTAAACGGCGTCCTGTGCGGTCCTCAAGGTGTGCCGTTGCCTCAACCAGAACATCAGCGATGGTCGTGGGGTCAAGGTCAACAACAAGTTCGGGGAAACGCTTAGTAAAATCTGCGACCGTGGCCAACGCAATGGGGTCGTTATATTGAGACCCACTGTTAACCATGTTGCCTACTTTTTGCGACTTTTGATGGCAGAAGCAGCGTCCAAAGCATCGGTCAAATCAGCGACCGGCTCAGGCTCAGATTCTTTTGCTTTAGCCGGTGTTTTTTTGACAGCAGGCTCCTTCGCAGGAGGGGCATCAACAAAATAAAACGTGCCGGGAAAATTTGCTACAAGACGCTGGGCAAGGTCATTTTCAACCTCAATGGCCCCAGCCGGTCCAGCGGATTCCCAAACAAGACCGGCAGAACCGCCTGCCTCTGTTTTAGCAACAAAATAATTCACAGTAAAGCCTTTCTTGCGGGAGGGGAACTAGGGAGGGTAGCCGGTGGAGGAACGAGGGAACCGGCTACCCTCCGCTAGAAGGGCACTACAACGTTTTAGTCAACGATGTAGTTAGGGGTGTAACTGGTGGTTGTCGGGAGGACACCGTTACCAGCAGTGCGGTCCAGCGAACCGATGAAGTTAGCCAAACGACCGATGTACTTCGGCGCACGAACGGCCAGCGTGGTGTCCGCCACGAAGGCGAAGGGCAGGCTGTCAGGCGAGGAAGTGGTCGGGTACACGTTGACCGGCTGCATCTCACGGACGTACGGACGAACGATGTAGTTCGGGTCACGCGACATGAGGTACAGGCTCTGCTCACCGTTGCTGGTGAGAGGGTGCATGTTGGTGTTGGCGTAGTAGTACGAGGTCGGAGCCGAAGAGATGGCGTTGGTTCCGTTGCCTGCGACCAGAGCGTTTCCATTGTCCACGAACTGAGTCGTGGCGTAGGAAACACCGCCGCTACCGAAGTAGTTGGCATCCACCATACCAGCAAGGCTCCAGTTGGCGTTGGCCGCAGGAGGTGTGGAAGTGGCTGTGAAAGCCTTGTACACCTTGTAGTGCGTAGCCTGAGCGCCTTCAGGGCCGGTCGGAGGCGTGAACGACACCGTGATGGTGCTGGTCGAACCAGTGGTCTGCTGGTAGATGTTGGTGTTTCCAGCAACAGTCGGAGCAGTTGCTTGAGTCTCACCAAAGCGCGCCACAACAGCGGAAACCTTGTACCAGTAGTAACCAGCAGCAAGCACTCCACCAGTGGTGGCGGTAGCAGTTGTGATGGCGCTCATTGCGTTGGTACGCGGCGAGAGGAACGAGGACTTGACAATCGGAATGCCACGGTAGGTCTGCACAATGAGACCCGGAGCAATCTCAACCTTGTCAACAAAGCGCTGCTGGTTGATGAGCAACTGCGACAGGCGGCTGGTGGCCGAAGGGGACATGAGGAACATCCACTCGTCGTTTTCGACAGGCTCGGCCACGTTGGACTCAACCATGTCAATCACGGCATCGAGGGAACCAAGGGCGAGGTAGTTGCCGCCGTTGTCAATGCAGTTCTGGTCAACGCCATCGGTCCAAGGGTTGTAGTTGGGAGCAGCCCAACCGTTGCCCGATGTGCCCTGTGCGCCGCTGTAGTTGTCAATTGTACCGCCACCGATACCCTGCGAAGGGCCACCAGTGTTGGAGGACGAGAACTGCGAGCAGATAACGTCAAGGCCATCAAACTGTGGGTACGGACCAGCGCTGGTCGGAGCCTCTGCACCCCAAATAAGGGCATTTTCAACGTCCCAGTACAGGCCGCGAGCAGCACCCTCAATTTCACGGGCACGAAGGTCCGAGATGAGGTCGGCGGTCACAGCCTGAGCGTAACCAGTCACAGCGCCAACGCTCTGAAGCAGGCGAATCTGGTAGTTCTCCTGCGCGTAGTTCGATGACGAGACAGGGCGAGCGCCACCATCGGTCACGAAACCACCCTGAGGAAGTGTCGTACGCTTGTTGAAGTAGTAAACTGTGCTACCCCACTTGACGGACGGGAGGGCGCGCACGAGGGGCGCGTAACGACGCTGGTACTCAAGCAGCACAGGGTCAATGTGCTTAGCAACGAGGGCGGCTGCGCCACCAGCGGTCAAAAGGGCTTCTTGAAGGTCGGAAGACATTCTTATTTCTCCTTAATAGGTAGGATTAGGCTCAGTAGCCGCGGTCGGCTTGAGCGAACTTTGCTGCGAAGAATGGGGTGGAACCCCAAATCTCGGTTTGGATTTTGCGGAACTGGGATGAGTTCATCTCAGCAAGCAAATTGGGGTCAATCTCATCTGACTCAAGCAGTTCCGACGCATCGAAACCAGTTGACTCATTAACGAGGCCCTTACGGGTAATGCTGCCGGAACGATACGCCTCAACGGCGTCGGCCTTGGCTGCTTCAACAGCGGCCTTGGCGGCTTCGGTAGCAGCCTTGGTCACCATTTCGGCAACTTGTTCAGCAGTGAAAAGGTTCTCACTCACTTCATTCTCCTTAGAGATATTGGACTCCTCAGCGGCAGGAGCCTCATCGGCAACCTCAGCGTCAGCGTCGGCAGGAGCCTCAACTTTAGCGTCAGGGGCGACTTCGGCCTCTTCCTCTTCGGGAGCATTTTCGGTTGGCTTGCTTGCAGCGACAATGAAGCCTGCAAGCACTTGAAGGTCTGCATCGGTCATGCTACGAATGGCAGGTGTCTCCACCGACTCTTCGGCAGAAGCCTCAGCAGCAGTTTGGTTGTCACTCACTGTGACTTCCTCCTTGGTCTGGTTAGAGGCCGTGTCCTGCGACTCGGCCTGTGGTACGGGGTCCCCACAGGTGGGGCAATACATTGCATCTTTTGGAGCCATTTCGCCACAAGTTGTGCAGCCAATAGCATTTTTTGACACCGCTTCCGGCAGTTGAGCGCCGCACATGTGGCAGTGGGCTGCTCCCTCCATCGGAGAAGCGCCACACTCGCCGCAGCAAGCGTCCTCCATGTTGTTGTCATCCGTAGATTCCGGCAACATCGCTCCGCACTCATGGCAGTAGGCTGAACTTTCCGGGGCAAGGCCACCGCATTCGCTGCACTCTTTTGTCATGGCTGGTTGCGAACTCATCATTTCTTCATCCTCTGGTCCCATTCCTCCGGCATCACCAGTGTCATCAACGTGAGACCAATCCGGCTTGGAGAGGTAAATATCTCCGTCATCATCAGGGTCAATTGCATGCATGGCAGCAATAGCGCCAAACGCAACTCGGTTTGCAACCATCTTCAACTGGTGAGGGTCAATTGCATAACCGCTGATGTGAATACTGTCCATATCATTGTCAAGAGTAATTGATGCATAAGCCTCAAGAACATCTTGAATTTCTTGAGCAAGCGAATCATGCTCGCCAACAATGTTGATACCAAATTTCTTAGCGGCAGACTTGATTCGCGATTTGATTCGCTTCAATTGCGCCGCAGTGTAAAGGCCAGCGTTGTCTGCCTGATTGATGTAAGACCACGCAGCGCGAGCATGTTTGGCTGTGTCAATCGGGTAACGTTTTTTCTTATCAGCCTGATAACCGGGGTCGGCGTATTGAACGTCACCGTAAGGCTTTGCTGCATCTTTCTCAAAGATTGCCTCAAGCGCAGACTGAACTGCGTTCTCAACGGCATCAGCAATAATTTGCTCGTCGTGTGCAGATTCAATAACTTGCACTTCTGAAACAGATTCAAAAATCAACGATGTGTCTGAATTTGCCGACTCGGCAAGACTTGCATTAATAATTTCGGCACCGTCAACGCCGGGGCTGTGAGTGAAATCAATGCCGTTAATGCCAAGGTCATCGGCGGTCACAGCCTCTTTGCCATCATCGGTAGTCACAGTGTCAACATTTCCGAGCCACTGGCCGCGAATGGAAACGCCCTTGATAAAACCACCGACTGCGAGGTTGGCGATATCGCGACCATGCGAAGTATTCGCAATGTCTGCTTCAAAACCAGCCGAACCA